TAGTTGTTGACAAGTTTGAGATAGAACAGGTTTGTGGGGATAGATATGTTTCTACTGTAGGACATGTTGTATAGCAACCATCCACGGAATACCTGCGTATTACATAGGTGGCTGCTTAACTGACAGAGTAGGTGTATCTGTGGCTTTAGCCCCGCCATGCCAGCAACACCCCAATGAAGGCGAAGATGACAAGGGTCGCAACGGTGTAGAAGAAGTCTTGCACGACTGCTACTTTACTCACTGAAGGCAGGTTTGGGGAAACTGAGCAGCTCATCCAGCGCATCACTGATGATGGCTAGGAACTCACTGTTGGATGCTCGGTCAACGATGTCTTGCGCATAAAGCCGGCAATCGGGTGCAAGACCATGCTTGTTACAAGCAGATTCGTTGGCATGAAGGGCAAGGCTTTCGAGGGTTGGTTTAAATGACATGAGATAACTCCTGGATTAGGTTTTAGATTGAGCAATTGAGAGTGCAAGACGTAATGCTGCAATCTCGGTGTTACGTGCTACAAGTTCGGTAGCAAGCAGAAGGCGGGTGTTAGTTTTAACAGCTAACAAGGCAAGGACCTTAGACATAGCCAAGGGTGAGGCAATAGCAGACCAACGCCACAACCAGATAGGCAGTGGTATTGAGATAGAGAGCAGTTTCACGAGACATAGAAGTACTCCAAAGTTGTTGAATAGATTAATTCCACAACATGGGCGGAGCCCATAACAAAGTACTCTGTATATAGGCTGTATATCGGATTGATATAAGTGATTAAAAGGCGATGATTAAGATAGGGTAAAACATAGTGGAACTATGTAATACCACTCAACTAACTACTATCTCTATAACCCTATAAAGTTTTATATAAATACAGTAGACAACATTAGAACTATATGTATAATCAACACCATTGGTGTTTAATACAATAAGATAATAGGATCCTAATAGTCTACTGTCTATGTAGATACACAACGTAGTACACTATGACTACTGTCTTTACTTGTGTAAATGTGTAATGACCTAAGCTACCCCGAAGGGTAGCTTGGTTTACTTAGCAGCAGTTAAGTCTTTCTTAGCCAATACCATGGCCTTAGCCCGGGTATTACGTGCTTCATCCACGAAGGATGCGCTTGTCTCTTCACCCCACTCTGCGAGGTTGTTGATTGAATTGGCAATACGTTCAAAGGACTTGAACAGAACTTCCAGTGCTAACCAGGCTTGCGCCAACATCTTGAACATGATATATATCTCCAAAGGTTAAGGGCAGTACTACCCAATTCATCAGCGGAGCTGGGTATGGGGGGGGGGTATCTTTGTGTATAGGCCTACGGCCTATAAGCCCTGAACCCATCCTCCTTTATAAAATTTCTACAAAATGTGATCCCTCATAATTTTTATTGAAATTCCCCTATTCCTAATTGATGTACTATAGGCACCCGATACCTTAACTCAATTAATTACCAATGACTGCTCTGACGCTTGAACAATTCCAATTGGCCTTACCCGATAAGGTGAAGAAATCAGTGAACCAGGAGTTGATTGATTCAGTGAATAACACACTGGCTGATCCCGAGATGTTTGAGGCCTACCGGGACAATCTGTTGAGTTACACCAGAGTCATGGCTGATGGTCGGTTCAAGGTGTCGGGCTATGTAGATGCAGTGCGGTATGTGAGTCACAAGCTCATGGGATGCACCAACATTGAGGCCTACACTAAAACCTTCCCAGACAAGTACACCAGGTTTGTGGCTCAGGGTGTGCAGGCCAAGGACATCGCTAGTTACGTCACGGCGTACAACAAGAGCAAATTGGTAAATCTGATCTTTGAGCAGACGCTGATTCCAAGTTACGTACTAAACCAGGATATGTACCAGAAGGCTCTTAATGTTCAGGCTGAACTAATGGTGTCGGCACATAGTGAGAAAGTACGGACTGATGCGGCTAACTCGTTGTTAACGCATTTGAAAATGCCCGAGGTCGCAAAGGTGGAACTGGACATTGGGATGAAAGAGGACAGCTCAATTGCTGCACTAAGGGCGGCGACTTTGGAGTTGGCCCGGCACCAGCGGTTATCAATGGAGTCTGGCCAGACCACGGCACAGGAGGTGGCCCACGCCAAGTTGACGATCGATGTCGATGCACGGGAAGTGGCAATATGCAAGGCAACCTAATTTACCTGGTTTTAATGGCAGTTATCTCCCTGGTTCCAGGCCTGCTTCTTGGTGCCCTAGTGTCATTAATTGACGGTGACCTTGGGATAATTACCACTGGTGTTGTATTCGGCTGGCAATTCATTGAATTGATCTCCAAAAGGAAAAGTAATTGGTGAGCTAATTCAATTACACTAGACCAATTCATTTGGTTCAAAAGGGTAATTAATTATGGCTAATAACCTATTTGAGGATGCCCTAGCAGCCGAAGGGGTAACAGGTCGCTTGGCCGATGTGGCTCGCAGTATCTACCGGCAGGAAAGTGGTAGTGGCAAGAACACCAAAACTTCCAATGCTGGAGCCACTGGTGGGATGCAGATCCTGCCTGGTACCTTTGCTGGTGTGGCTGATCCCGGTTGGAATATCAAAGACCCGATGCATAACGCCAGGGCTGGCATCCGATACCTAAGTGAGATGAGCAAGATTGCAGGTGGTGACCCGGCCCTGACTGCAGCCGGTTACTATGGTGGCCCGGTTGGCTTGGAGAAAGCCAGACGCGGGATTGCTGTATCTGACCCCCGTAACCCGAATGCTCCAACAACGCTGCAGTATGGTGCTCAGGTTGCAGCTCGCGTACCCAAGGCTAGCGCCGCACCTACCGTGGCTGCGGCTACCCCTGTGGTTGTAGCTCAAGCTGCACCGGTCCCTGCCACAACCGTACAAGCCGTGGCACCTGTTGCTCCTCTAGTTCAGGCGCAAGCGCCTACGGAGCCATTGCCCCAAGCGGTGGCACAGCCTGATGCGTACCAGACCTTCCTGGACAACTACCGTGCAGCGCAGGCTCCGGTACAACCGGCTGACCTAGCTTATGATGAACCCAAAGTGTACGCCCCACCTGAAGTACAGCGCCCTGACTTCATGGCCGCTTTGGGAATGCTGGGTCAAAACACCAACCCGTCCTTTCGTCCTTTCGGTTCCTGGAAAACTAGAGTCTGATGGCTGATCTCATCGAGAAAGCACTTGCTCCCTGGAAGGTTGAGGACTATCTTAACCAGACAAATTACTTGGCTGATCCCAAGTATGTCCCGAGTGAGTTCGCCCTGGAGTTTGTCACTTTCATTAAGTTGGTGAGTGGTGCGCAGGGTGAGGAGCACAAAACACCACTGGTTCATTATCGGATGCTGGATACCATAACCGATGGCGGCCGACGTGTGGTCAACCTATGTCATCGTGGCATTGCCAAGACTACTGTGATGGGTGAATACCTGTTCTTGTACATTGCAGTCTACGGTGAGATTCCTGGCTTTGGCAAGATTAATCTGGCGCTGTACGTCTCCGACTCGATCGAGAACGGCGTCAAGAACATGCGCAAGAACTTGGAGTTTCGCAGGGATAATTCCGACTTCCTGAAGGAATACATCCCTGAGATTCGATTCACGGATATCCGTTGGGAATTCAAGAATGCAGATGGCAAGGTGTTCATCGTCAAAGGATATGGTGCCAAGACCGGCGTCCGGGGTGCCAAGGAAATGGGCATCCGTCCTCAGCTAGCAGTGCTTGATGACTTGATCAGTGATGAGGATGCCCGGTCGGTGACGGTCATCTCGGCTGTGGAAGACACGGTTTACAAAGCAGTAACCTATGCCCTGCACCCAACCAAGAACATGATTATCTGGTCGGGTACTCCCTTCAACGCAAAGGATCCACTGTACAAGGCAGTGGAATCCGGTGCCTGGAAAGTCAATGTGTTCCCTGTTTGCGAGCAATTTCCATGCCTAGAGGAAGATTTCCGCAGCAGCTGGCCCGATCGATTCACCTTCACCTATGTGAAGACCCAGTATGACGAGGCAATCAAGTTGGGCATGGTGCAGACCTTTAACCAAGAGTTAATGCTACGGATTATGAGCGAAGAAGACCGCATGATCCAAGATGGTGACATTGGTTGGTATAAGGTGGATGCGGTACTTCGTAACAAAAGTCGGTTCAACTTCTACATTACTACGGACTTTGCCACCAGTGAAAAACAAAAGGCAGACTTCTCAGTGATCAGTGTCTGGGCTTACAACAATGTAGGTGACTGGCTCTGGATCGATGGTGTCTGCAAACGCCAGCTCATGGACAAGAATGTTGATGACCTATTTCGACTGGCTCAGACCTACAAACCGCAGTCAGTGGGGATCGAGGTCAGTGGCCAGCAAGGTGGCTTTATTACCTGGGTTCAGGGACAAATGCTAGAACGCAACATTTTTTTCCCGTTGGCTAGTCAGGATAATGGCAGTGAGCCAGGTATTCGGCCTAACACCAACAAGCTGGTTCGATTCAATACCGTAGTGCCCTTGTTTAAGGCACGCAAGATATTTTTCCCGATCGAGCGCAAGACCGAGGCACCAATGGCTGAGGCCGTCAATGAATTGAGTCTAGCTTCGGTGTCTGGTTTCAGGAGTAAACACGATGACTTCATTGACACGATTTCAATGTTGTCGTCATTGACCCCGTGGAAGCCTTCGGAAGAAGCACCGCTGGTGGCCAGTAGTAAGAGTGATGGTATGTGGGATGTTGACGTGGATGACACGGTGACCGATCGCATGGCTTCGTACATTGTTTAAGGAATACCCATGAACCTCCAAGAAATCTTCGATCAGTTGACCTATGGTGAACTCTCCCAACTGAGTATGGGGGGTGGTGAAC